TGCTGGGCATGACGGGCCTTTCTGGTTTGATTGGAGACTTGGTTGGTGGATCGGTACTTTGGGCTGGCGGCCTCGGCCTGCAAGGCTTCGACGCCGGCCAGTGCCAGGGTGAGCACAGCGTTGTGAAACGCCGCTTCGGCCAAACAGGGCGCGAGCCGCGCGTCTTCGAGCAAGCTGTCGATGCTTGGCGCCACCTTGGCCCGCATCGCGGCACACACCGCCTCCTGGCGCGCCGGGCTGGCGGTTTTGATTTCGGGGCACAGGCTGATCAGGGTGCGAAACGCCTGCTCGGCCAGGCGCTGCCCCAGCTCATCGATCCGAGCAAGGTTGGGGCGAGCGTTCATGCGGCCTCCGAATCGGTATCGGTGATGGTGGTCATGGACTCGATGCGGTACACCCGCTGACCACCGGCTTCCTTGGCTGATGTGATGGTCAGCCCCAGGCGTTTCTTGAGCGTGCCTGCCAGGGTGCCGCGCACGGTGTGCTGCTGCCAGCCGGTGGCTTCCATGATCTGCGCGATGGTGGCGCCCTCGGGGCGCTGCAGCAGGCCAATGACCAGCGCCTGCTTGCTGTCGGCACGGGTACGAACCGGCTTTCCCTTGGCGGGTTGTTGCCAACTGGCCTCGGCACTGGCGACATCGGCCTCCAGCTCTGGATCGTCCAGCGTAATGGTCGGTGGCAATGCGCCTGGTCGGGGCAGGCCCAGGGCGTCGTAGCCCTCGGCAGCCACCACCCAGTCATCGCCGTCGGGCGTGATCAGGGCACGTTTGAACAAGCCTTCGAGCACCTTGGCACGGGCGCCGCCCTTGATGTGCTCGGGGAACCAGGCGATCTTGCCGCCGCTGTCTTGTACGGCGCGCTCCAGGATGGCCTGCTGGTTGGGGTTGAGTGCAATGGTCATGGTGCCCTCACGCTTGCATGGCGGCGGTGCTGCCGTTGCCGGTGGTTTGATGTGCTGCGGTGACTTTGCGCGTGCGTTGCACGGGCTGCTTCGGCGCGCCACCAGCGGCACGCAGCCCAGCATCAAACGCCGCTTGCAAGGCGCTCTTGACTCCCCAGACGCTCACGTCATGAAAGTCCAGGCTGTCGCGGTGGCGGGTTTGCAGGGTTTCGATGAACAGGTGGTCCAGGGCAATCGATTCGAGCAAGAGCTCGATCTCGTCGGGGGAGAGTGCGGTGGGTTGCTTGGGTTTGGCCATGTGGGGCTCCTTGGTGGGTTGCTTGTCAATCGACATCCGCATTCACGCGCTGCTGCGCCCAGAAGCCAAGCTCTTTCTTATCCCGGGTGATTCACTCGCCTTTGCCTGACCCATACATCCAGGAGGCCACCCAATTGCACTGAGTAGATCAACACCATGGGACTGTCCATTCGCGCTTACGCGCGCCACCGAGGCGTGTCGCACGTGGCCGTCAAGAAGGCCATCGACACTGGGCGCATCAACCAGTTGCCGGACGGCACCATCGATCCGGTGGTGGCCGATGCCCAGTGGGCGGCCAACACCACGCCGACCCGACGGTCAGTGACTGCTGAGGCCAAAGAGACTCCGGAGGTTGCCGCAGCAGCCCGCGAGATTCCGCAAGCTGCCGCACGGCCACAACGGGAAACGTCAGAGTCACCCACCCCGGCGCTGTCATCGGGCGGCACGTCGCTGCTGCAGGCCCGCACCGTCAACGAGGTGGTCAAGGCGCAGACTAACAAGGTGCGCCTGGCCCGATTGAAGGGCGAACTGGTTGATCGCTCGCAGGCCGTGGCCCATGTGTTCAAGCTGGCCCGGGCCGAGCGCGATGCTTGGCTCAACTGGCCGGCGCGCATTTCGTCGCAGATGGCCGCAGGGCTGGGCGTCGATGCGCATGTCTTGCATGTGGCGCTGGACGCTGCTGTGCGCCAGCAACTGCAGGACCTGGGCGACTTGCAGCCGAAAGTGGACTGATGAGTGGATTGACCATGGACGAGCTGTATTACGAAGGCTGGGACGCCATCGAGCGTGCCTGGCGCGAAGGCCTCACGCCCGATCCGCTGCTGACTGTCTCCGAATGGGCCGATAAACACCGGGTGCTCTCCAGCAAAGCCGCCTCCGAACCAGGCCGCTGGCGTACCAGCCGCACGCCCTACCTGCGCGAGATCATGGACTGCCTATCGCCCATGTCGCCGATCGAGCGGGTGGTGTTCATGAAAGGCGCCCAGGTTGGTGGTACCGAACTGGGGCTGAACTGGGTGGGTTATGTGATCCACCACGCCCCCGGTCCGATGATGGCGGTGTGGCCGACGGTCGAGATGGCCAAGCGAGCCTCCAAACAGCGGATCGACGCACTGATCGAAGAAAGCCCGGCCATCCAGGAGCGCATTGCCCCGGCGCGCAGTCGGGACTCGGGCAACACCATCCTGGCCAAGGAGTTCCATGGCGGCGTGTTGGTGATGACCGGTGCCAACAGTGCGGTGGGCCTGCGCTCCATGCCAGTGCGCTACCTGTTCCTGGACGAAGTCGATGGTTACCCGTTGGACGTGGAAGGCGAAGGCGATGCGATCTCGCTGGCTGAGGCGCGTACCCGCACCTTTGCCCGGCGCAAGATCCTGATCGTCTCGACGCCCACGATCGCCGGCGCCAGTGCGGTGGAGCGTGAGTTCGAAGCATCGGACCAGCGCCGCTACTTTGTGCCGTGCCCGCATTGCGACCACCGCCAGTGGCTTCGTTTTGAGCAGCTGCGCTGGGAGCGTGGCCAGCCGGAAACGGCGGCCTACATCTGCGAGTCCTGCAGTCAGCCGATTGCCGAGCACCACAAGACCTGGATGCTGGACAACGGCCAGTGGCAGGCCTGTGCGCCAGACCAAGCGGGGCGCACGGCTGGGTTTCACCTCTCCAGCCTCTACAGCCCAGTGGGCTGGCGAACCTGGATCGAGATCGCCCGGGCCTGGGAATCGGCAGCCATGTCCGATTCCCGCTCAGCCTCGGCCATCAAGACTTTCAAAAACACCGAACTGGGCGAGACCTGGGTCGAAGAGGGCGAGGCGCCGGATTGGCAGCGTTTGCTGGAGCGCCGGGAGGACTACCGCATCGGGACCGTGCCTGCCGGTGGCTTGCTGCTCACCGCCGGTGCCGACGTGCAGAAGGACCGCATCGAAGTCTCGGTCTGGGCCTTTGGGCGCGGCAAGTCGGCGTGGCTGGTGGAGCACCGGATCCTGATGGGCGATACGGCTAGAGCGGAAGTCTGGTCAGCATTGGCCAAGCTGATGGGCGAGACCTGGACACACAGCAGTGGTTGTCAACTGAGCCTGGCGCGCCTGGCGCTCGATACCGGCTACGCCACCCAGGAGGCCTATGCCTTTGTGCGCAGCGTGCGCGATGTCCGGATCATGCCGATCAAGGGTATCGCGGGCGGAGCGGCGCTGATCGGCACGCCCACAGCGGTGGACGCCACGGCCAGTGGCAAGAAACTGCGCCGGGGCATCAAGGTGTTCCCGATAGCAGGCGGCATCGCCAAGCTGGAGTTCTACAACAACCTGCGCAAAAGCGCCGAGGTGGCTGAAGACGGCATCACGCCGATCTACCCGGCGGGCTTCGTGCACCTGCCCAAGGTCGATGCGGAATACCTGCAGCAGCTGTGCGCCGAGCAGTTGATCACCCGGCGCGACCGCAACGGCTTTGCCCACCGCGAATGGCAAAAGCTGCGCGAGCGCAATGAGGCGCTCGACTGCTACGTCTACGCCCGGGCGGCCGCTGCCGCCGCTGGCCTGGACCGGTTCGAAGACCGGCACTGGCAAGAGCTGGAAAAACAACTCGGCACCGACCCTCCAGTCGTTGTCAAAGAAATCACAACCCCCGAGGCCACCCGAGAACAGAAGTTCGACGGTGGCCTCAGCACTTCTGGTGGCGCCAAACCGAACCCGCGTCGGGTGGTGCGAAGCCGATGGATGACTTGAGTGAACAAATAAGCATGACCTACACACCAGAACACCTGCAGGCCTTGCGCGAAGCGCTGGCCAGCGGCGAGCACCGCGTGACCTATGAGGGCAAAAGCATCGAGTACCGCAGCGTGGCCGATTTGAAGGCCGCGATTGCCGAAGTCGAAGCCACCACGGCTCGTGATTCCGGCGCACAAAAATCGCGCCAGATCCGTGTCACCACGAGCAAGGCGCTCTGATGGCCTGGTTCAAGACCATGACCCGGATCAGTCGCCGCATGTTCGGCAGCACACCGATCTATGACGGCACGGGCGGCGGACGGCGCGCCCTGGCCTGGATGCCCAGCAACCCGGGGGCGGTGGCAGCCCTGTCGCTGGCCCAAGACGAACTGCGCGCCAAGAGCCGTGATCTGGTTCGGCGCAACGCCTGGGCCGCTGCGGGCATCGAAGCCTTTGTGGCCAATGCCATCGGCACGGGCATCAAGCCGCAGAGCATGGTCCAAGACCAGGCCACCCGCGAAGCCATCCACAGCCTGTGGTGGGACTGGTGCGAGCAGGCCGATGCAGCGGGACTGACCGACTTCTACGGCCTGCAGGCACTCGCCACCCGCGCCATGCTCGAAGGAGGCGAGGCGCTGATTCGGTTGCGCTACCGCCGCACCGAAGATGGTCTGCCGGTGGCGCTGCAGATCCAGGTGCTGGAAGCCGAGCATCTGCCAACCACCATGAACCGGGATCTACCCGGTGGCAACGTCATCCGATCCGGCATCGAATTCGACCGGCTGGGTCGGCGGGTGGCTTACCACCTGTACCGGTCGCATCCCAACGATGGGCTGCTGGCACCGATGTCCAGCATTGCCGGCGGCGGTGGCATGGACACCGTGCGGGTCGATGCGAGTGAAGTCATCCACCTGTTTCGCCCCTTGCGTCCCGGCCAGATCAGGGGCGAGCCGTGGCTCACCCGGGCGCTGGTCAAACTCAACGAGCTGGATCAGTACGACGATGCGGAGTTGGTGAGGAAGAAGACGGCGGCCATGTTTGCAGGCTTCATCACCCGCATGGCCCCAGAAGACAACCTGATGGGCGAGTCGGCAGCCGATGCCAACGGTGTGGCGCTCGCGGGCATGGAGCCCGGCACGCTGCAGATTCTGGAGCCGGGAGAAGACATCAAGTTCTCGGCGCCAGCTGATGTCGGCAGTTCCTATGCTGAGTTCATGCGCCAGCAGTTCCGCGCGGTGGCTGCTGCCATGGGCGTCACCTACGAGATGCTCACGGGTGACCTCACGCAAGTGAACTATTCATCCATCCGGGCGGGCCTGCTGGAGTTCCGTCGCCGCTGCGAAGCCTTGCAGCACGGTGTGATCGTGCACCAGCTGTGCCGGCCGATCTGGCGCGCCTGGATGGATCAGGCAGTGCTCGAAGGTGCACTGGATCTTCCTGGCTACCGTAACGATCGACGCACCTACCAGGCCGCCAAGTGGATCCCGCAGGGTTGGAGCTGGGTGGATCCGCAGAAGGAATTCAACGCCATGAAGCTCGCCATCCGCGCGGGCCTCATGAGCCGATCGGAAGCCATTTCCGGCAACGGCTACGACGCCGAAGACGTGGACCGCGAGATCGCGGCGGACAACGCACGGGCCGATGCACTGGGTTTGGTCTTTGACTCCGATGCGCGGCATGACCAGGCGCCGGCTGCAGTGTCGACAGAGCCAAGCGAACCACAAACTGACGAATCACCGACTGCTGAGTCTGGCGGTACGTCACCCAACAACCAGGACACCCAAACATGACTTACCTTGCCTCCCGCCTGTTCGGGACGCCCTTGCTGATCCACCGACCCAAGCTGGACGTGATCCTGTCGGTGGTCGGCCAGCGCATAGGCATGGCTGATGTTCCTGTCATGCCCTCTATGGACA